GGCAAACTGGCACCCTCTAATCTTACGATTAGATTTTTCCAGACCCTTTTAACCCAAGAAAATCCTCTTTAATAATTAAATTATTGAAGATGCACTTAGGCAAGGTACTATTTTATAGTAATATTTATACCAGGTTTCTTAACAAAATTAAAAACCGGTTTAAAGCCTCTCGTAACTTCTTGAAAAGCTTCCGAATCGAAAAATTGATTCTCAAACTTTACAAACTCAAAATTATGAGAATATAAAGGATTGTGAATCTCTTTAATAAAATCCAATATTTTAAGAGGGTTATCTAACCTTTCTTTATTTATATCAGGTTTTATTAAATAAAATTCCAAATTCGTTAACTCCGAAAGAAGTTCATTATGATGCATTAAAAGCATATCTAACTCTAGATCTAAAAACTTTTTAGATTTTAGAAATTTCAATTTATCTTGTTCAAATTCAGATAAATAAATTAGATAGTATTTAGATGATCATAATCTACGAGAAGTATCAAAAGACATATCAATATCCAAACCCAATCTTAAAAGATTAAGATCTGGATACTGATTGTTTTGAGAGCTATAAAAGATATTAGCAAAGGTAGATATTTCTAAAAACATAGTTTTAAAATTTTTAAAACTAGGATCTAGCCAATATCAACGTTCTGTTAATTCCTTATCCAGTTCTAAAGATTTATTATTATCACATAGTGATTTATAATAATTCTCTAAAGAATCGGATGTTATCACTCTATCTAGTAGATTAATCCTATTATTAATATGATTTAATTTAAATACCTTTTTTATAGAATTCTGAATTCTATGAATTAAGATTAATTTAAAAGTTAAAATATTAGTATGGGCGAAAAATCTAGATCTTTTTTCTATAAGGGTAATATCCCATTTCCCAGTAGTTAAAAAGTTTTTAACTACTTTGGAAATTAATCCAGGTTTCATTCAGTTGATATTTCGACCGAAGAAACTTAGGGGTTTATCCTTATCAGTAATAAGAGATAATATGTCAGCCATTTTGATAATTTTGTTCTCAAATAATTGAGTAGAAAATCCTATTAAAGGGTATATACGATCAAAAGTTTTATCTTTCGATCTTTTATTACCAATTAATAAAAGTTTTCATAAATCTTTACCTCATTTATTTCTTACTAAGCGAGTAGTAACAGCTAATCTTCCAAAGAAATTATTAGAAGTTAATAATTCTTTAAAAGATAAAGCCGAAACATCCTCCCCATTTAGGGCGGTTCGTTTAGCAAATTCTAATACAGGTTTAGATTTAGCAATTATAGATTTAGATAAGTTAATGGAAATTCCAATCTGTTTACAAAAAGATTGGTATCTATTAGCTATATCTTCATCAAAAAGAACTAAATCATCTCCAAGAATGACATATTGATCATATCACTCATTAAATGAGCTTTTACCTAATGATTGAGAGATAAATTGTATCATCATGTGATGTGTTAAATTTAACATATCTCATGAAGACAATGCTCCCATTGGTTGTCCAACTTTATAACGGATACTTTGAGGAGGTATATTATAGTTATTTTGAGAAATAATAAAATCTCTATTAACCAATATATTTCCCCAGAGTTCTCCTATACCATAAAGACTATCTAAAATAGCCTTTTGGGATGATAAAGGAAGACGATCAGTGGCAGCCGATAAATCAAAACCATAGGAACAATTATGTTTTAAAGATAAATCTTTTGCATAATTAAAACCTTTGTTTTGATCTAAGGTACAATCATTAGGTATTTTTTCAAATAAAGAAAAAAGCTTTTGGTGAAGAGGATTAAACAGTGATTGAGTAATAATATCAACCATTGCAAAAACCCTCAACTTTCCAGCAGCTTCTTCTTTAAAAGAAAGCTTACCTAAAGGTGATAATCCGTCTTTTCACCAACCTTTAATACCATATTTATTTTTTAAAAATTCTATGTTATTAAACAAGGTGTAAATATTTCTAGAATTAGTTATTTTAATAAATACTAAGATCTCTTGAAGAATTTCAGAATTTTTCAAAGATCAATAAGCATCTATTAAACGCTTATAACTTATTGGTCCTTGAGGAGATGACTTAACTAAAGGTAAAATTTTAGTTACTGTTAAATCCTCCATTTGGAACTTAGAAAATCTTATCAAGAGTTTAGAACTGTTAAGTTTTAATCATCTATTAAAATCGTCTAAGACCATTTGTGAACCACTAAACTCATCAGTAATAGTATTTAACTTAGGACTAAAAGGAACTTTAATTATTCTATATAAAGAAAATATAGATAATCATAGCCTTGTTAGCCTAAGACTATTATTACAAATCGCGGCTCTATCTTGTAATTTGATAATTACAGGTAGACCGGATTTGGAGAGTCTAGGAAAGTTATAATCCGGTTCAATCTCTCTCATTGATTTGAAAGGTTGACCCGCTAACTTTTTCTGTATACATAGTTGGGAAGCTTTAAGGTATTTGACTGTGTACATTTCTCCGTGATTCTTAACCATTTTGATTAAGAATTT